CCCTTCAAGATACCGCGTCCCTTCAAGATTTCCGCAGACCGGAGATGCTTTCCGACCCAGCAAAACTGTTCTCAAATTGACATCTATTTCTTCGTTTTTTCTGATGCCATATTAGTTTTTGAATAAGACAGAATAAGATTATATATTATCAATTACCATTTAAAGACAAACTATCTTATAATATATTACCAATGGCATTACAAATCAAAGGAACCACTGCTCAAGAAAGACACCGATTTACTGAACTCATCGTTAGCATCTTAGAAATAATTGATGACAATATGAACCAAGCATTAAATGATGGCGATTACCTTACTATATGTAACAATCTGAAATATCTTTTCGCATACAAGAAACTAATATGTGCCGATGGGGTTTTCCAACACCTTGATAGAGCCCGCCGACAAAACAGAAATGTCCCTGTCAGACCTTCACTATTAGATAAGTCAATCAGCGAAGACTATACCAATTGTTGTAAGTGTAACCGCTTCATTAAAAAAACTCAGTTAGAAGACCATCTCAAGCGCCCTGTCTGTATTCAGTCTGTGGAAGCAAAACATACCACTCTTATCAAGCAATCTAAAGAAACCTCTCTTCACCCTAAAACCCAAGTTCTCGCAAGAGCACTGCTAACGGTTATGACAAGCGAAGAAAAATGGCAGCAACAGCAGGCAGAATTAGAAGAGGAAGAAGTTTAAAAAAAACACTTATTATTAAATTATATTTTTATACATTATATCAAATATCAAATACTTATTTCATATAATATTAGATGGTTTAAGACCAATCTATTTTCCTAATTTCTATAATACTGTATAAGACAGTATAAGACCTATTCTTCATCCAACTCGTCGTCATCTTCGCTCGGCTTCTTCCTGTAATCTCTAAGACACCAAGAATGCTTTGAACCATTGTTATAGTAATCCTTCTTGTATAATTTGTTAGTTCTAAAGAATTCATCCAATTTGTCTTTTGTAATTTTCTTCATTTGCTTCTTCTCTGCTTTGTCATATGTCATATCTATTTTGTTCTTGAATGCTTTCCATACTGTCATCAAAGTAACATCTTCATCTTTTTCATAGGTGGTCGCCGGATTTTTGCGTTCAAAATATTCTAAGAAAATCAAATGCTCTGGTGTGGATGACATACAATAGTCAAAGGACCTATCAATAATAGATTGAGGTTTTTCAAAAACCCAGTTGCTCTTTTTCATACTCAGGCAATGACCAATCATCAAGTTCATAAAATATGGGCGCATTTTGTGTTGCCAACTCTTATCCTTCAGCGAAGCGTTTACTAAGAACCGATTGTTTTCCTCATCCACTGCTTGTTCTTTTCCATTGACAAATGTGCTTCTAAATGGGATATCAATAATGCGGAGACATTCTGCTTCATCCGGTTTATTCTTCATTGATGGTTTTGTATTACACTCAATAATATTAGTCCCTTTCAGACGAACTTGTGTTTTATTTGAATACAACATTCTCGCGGTCTTTTCTCCACCTCCTGTCAAATCTTTTGCCACTTCGTTATTGATAGGTTTATCTGCTGGAGGTTCTTTCATTACGATGTAACGCTTCTTATCAAGAATGGCAAGCGCAGGATTAGGTCTTGCTGTATCTGATTTTACTTCTTCACTCAAAATCAAAACATCGCCATAAATGAAATAATCTCCGTAACAAGTCTGTAGAAATTCATTGTTAAATCCCTTACCATTTCTGCCCGAACCGTTGAAAATGAATAAGTGTTCAATTGCCTTACCAACCAGTCCGGTTGAAATGATATCAAAGAACAAAATCATCTCTTCATATACTGGGAAAATCTTTCTGTATACTTCTGCTAACTCTGTCAGATTTGCTGCGTCTTCTTCTGTCCAAGAAGTCTTCGGTATTACCACTTTTACTCCATCTTCTATTACTGTTAATCCAGCAAGTTTATCCATCTGATATTTACAAGTCCAAGTCATATAATCATCAAAGCGATACGGTCTGAAAACTTCTTCTTCAAAATCAAAAACCCCATTCTCAAAACCCAAAAGGAAATCCTTCTCATTGAACTCCACTTCCTTTCCAAAGACATTTTTACCGGCCCCGCAGATTTCATTCTGGTCTTTATGATTTCGTAACCGTCTATAAAGAACATCATTCGCAAACCCTTTTATATTCCAAAATCTCACACTATTAGGGTCATCTTTATCCAGTTCTTCAAACCGTTCTTCATATGGCGCAAGCATCGCAGTAATAACAGGTTCCACTTTTGTATACAATGCCTTTCTAAAATAGTGGTCTCCTTCATACCATTTGTTTTCATACCAACAATACCAGACTTCCTCCTTCAAATGATAAATGAATTCACCTTTCAAATTACGGTCTATGAACTGACAAATACCAACATCTGTATCCATTGAACCGATACCTCTAAGAACCTTCAAGAGTTCTTCATCAGGTGTTAAATCATCCTCCACTTGCTCCAGCGCAGCACTGATGTCTTTGATGTCTTCCATTTCCTTATCGGCCCAACTAACCGGATATCCAAAAGACGCAGAGATGCCATTCAATAATCCAATAACATCCTTTCCTTCGCAGTTCTGAACTAACATTTTCGTTCCATCAAATTCATATACTCCTGTCGGTTCTTTTACTCGGGGATTAGGATGGGTATACAATTGAGTTGTTTCAATCAATGTCTTGACGCAGTGTGCCACTAATTGATATTCTCGTTCTTGAAGATACATTGAAAAGAAAGTCCCTAATTTGTTTTCTCTTGATTTACCTTTGTTCTTCGCTGATGCTGTCTCATACATTTTCGGATTTGCTTTTCTAATGATGTCAATGGTGTTAGGAAGTTCTGCCTCTAATTCTAAAACCCATATGGGTTTCTGACTGTCCAAGGGTGCTTTAATTCTTCGTAACCAATTAACCCAACCAAGGGTAATTTCACTGCTGAAGGTCATTGATAACATTAATCGCTTCGCTTGCTTCCTTCCTATCTGAAATCTGTCCATTAGGTCCACCATCCATTCGCCTCTGTGAGCGCAATACGCTTTGACCGCATTACAAGGAATACCCGCGCGTTCGCAGTCAATCCGTAAGATATCAAACTGAGCATTCTCTATGTCATAATCTTTATACAAACCATCAATCAGTGTATTACGAATTTCCCGCTTGATTGTTGTAAGACCTAATGACTTCAATGGAAACACCCGCCCGATGTTGCTCTTCGGTTTCTTGTATTCAACGACAACGCCCTCCTTTTCATTGCTATACCTTTTCAAGTAATTTTCTATTTGCTTTGTAGGGTTCTCCCACCCGTTACAAGTGTGCGCCTGAAATTCATTATACGAACCTGCTTCATACATATCCGGAATTATCCCTGACTTCAAAACCGCCTTAATACGGTTCTTCGGGACATATTCCACCATTTTTATACCGTTTAAATAACCTCCCGTAGGAGATAAAATAATAGTCAAAGTGTTGTTATTCGTCTCCTCCATTTGTATATATAGTATATTATAAGATTGTCTTTAAGTTGTTTTTATTAGATGTTATAAGACTTTTTGAAAGCGCGATTTATAATTCAATTTTATGTAAATCGGAAATAATGATTTTTGTAAGTATTTTAAAATTCCGCTCCAAAAATACTCCGAAATGCGTCTGAAAAAATTTCCGGAAATTTCTTTTCTCTTAGGAACAGGGGTTAAATTCCTAAAACTATAAAAAGATGGGTTATTCTTTAGACCTAAGACCCTTTTTTGATTTCGGAGTGGGTTTTATTTATAGTCTGATAGCGTCTAAAACGGTTACGGGCATATTATTAGATTTGCGCAAATTTGATAATATACTTAGTGTTTTTCAAGAAATTGGAATACTGGGGTTCACTAATGAAAAAATATGGGTCTTTACCAGTTCCTTATTAGTAGTGGGGAACTCACTAATCATCAGCATATCAAACGCATTGAAACCGCCATTCGCATTGATGAAATTAAATAACTCCTCATTCTTTCCCTTTGAACAACAGGTCTTGATGTAGTTTTTTCTTTTTACAAAGTCAGTAGTATAACCATACAGAGAATAGTTCAACTCTGGATTTTTAGAAACAATCTTATAGATAGTTGTCTTTTGATAATTAATTGGTAGTTTTGGCATTCTATAGTATACTATAAGACTTTATCTTTAAGTCGTTTTCATTATATATATCTATATATCTATTTACCACCCCTTCGCTGCTTTGAGACAAACACTCTTGGAGTTTCAACTGGTGGAGGTAACGGTTCCGGTTCCGGTTCCTTTAACGGTTTCGGTTCTTCTAAAGGTTCCTCCGGTTTCGGTTCTTCCTCAATCTCCGCATCTATTTGCGCAATTATACTCAAAGACTTTGCGTTTTTATACGCTTCCTTAACCAAGGGGTCTTTCATCGCTTCGCTATATTTAACCCCATTTTCAGAGGCATATTTTCTGACAAAGTCACTCCAGAGGGTCATTTATATATCAACAGATAAAAAACCCCTCCTAAATAAACGAATTAACCCCTCTTTTTTTGTTCCTAACAGAAATAAAATTTCTCAGAATTTTCTTAAGACGATTTGAGACTTTTAGAAACGCAAAAATTTAAAAACTTATCTAAAATCATTATTCCCAGTTTACACTTCTTACGCGTTAAACTTTCTTAAACTTTCTTAAAAATTAAAATGATGAAAATTATGACTTTATCCGAACGCTTTGCTGGCATTGACGGACACTTTTGGGTCGTTCGTAATGACAAAATTGTGGACCCCTATTTTTCTGTATACGACCAGATTAAACAAGCAAATGGGGTTAATGTTAGTGCCCCTAACGCTTACTGCGCCGCTTCGGCCGAAACTCAAAATGTGATGACCACTTTATTAGAAGAGGCAGTTACTGAGATTTTTGGCACTCCTGCGCTTTTTCTTAGGTCTTTTGAACAGATTTATGGTGGACCTCAACCTTATCAGTGCCTGACAAATGCGATGTATGAAAAGTTAAAAAATGGGGGTGACCTTGTATTCGGGTCTTGGGGGTTCAAAAAACAAGGAAAAATGTGGTGGGAATTCGGCGGAAAAGAGTGGCATTCCCCGATGGACTTCGTTCAGAAGTGCTCACCCACCTTTAAAAAATTAGTGAAATCTCGTCTTTCTATTATAGATGCTCCAGTTGTTCCAGTTAAATCTGCCGAAGAAATTGCCGCCGAACTCGCCGAAAAGAAAAAAGCCGCCGACGCTGAATGGGACATCTGTATTACGGTTGCGGTTCAAAAGAAGAAGGGAGGCAAAGGTAAGAAGAAATAGGGTCCTATATTTATCGGGGGTTTCCACTAAGGATTGTAAAACCCCATTTAGACCATAAGGTCGGATGGGGTCTCCCCCTTTTGTCTAATGTTGCTTTTAAAAAAATACAAGTATAAGTGTAATTTTGCGCAAATTTAGTTAACGCGAAAACGAAGAATTTAAGGTTGTTTTCAAAACTCTTTTCTGAGCAGGATTATCATCTCCGGTCTCCGATAAAAAGGAGATACTCTAATTTGCTAAGGTGGAACTTTAATGTATTGATTTCTTCGTTTTTTCGCTACTTTGTATCCGCGTCTCTTCAAGATACCTCCTGCTAACCGGAGATGGGAGATGGTTTTGACGCTTAGAAAACAGTTTTGAAAATAGGGTCCATTTCTTCGTTTCTTCAAAACCCATTTTTTAATCTTTAGACCCCAATTTAATTAGGTTCCTAAGAGAAATAAAATTTCTGGAAAATTCCGGCATCAGTCTCAAAACATCTAATACGAAGTCAAAATTAAAAGTCAGACTAAAATCATTATTTGCGAAATCGCTAACTTTATAAACAATGTCTTCCAATAACGAATTTAAAATAACCGCCATCTGCTACTTTGAGGGCACTGGTCTTGATTGCCTGATAAACTTTGATACTATTGAGGAATTTGAAGCATTCAAAAAAACACTTACTGACTTCATCGCGCGAGAATTGCGAAGAGGTGTTTCTATGGATACAATCAAATCTCAGGCATTAGAAACCTTACATCAACTTCATCAGGAAATTCTTGACTATGTCGGTGATGGTGAATTCACCCTTAAAAAACTAAAAAAATTATGGAGAGATGATTTCAAGACTAAATGCTCTTGCTGGTATATGTTAGTTACTTGCTTAATTAAACTTAGGGTGTTCAATGAAGACAATATGTATGGATGGCAAATCATTACTCCGACAATGATGTCAATCCTTCAAATGGGCGGACGCGCATCTGTTCAAGATATGGGAACCAAAAAATGCCAAGTGTGCCAGAAAAACGCTTACGATAAATGCTCCAAGTGCCGGACTGCCTACTATTGTTGCGGAGCCTGCCAGACTGCGGACTGGAAGGAACATAAGACGGTTTGTTGTAAATAATTAGGGTTTTAGATAAAAAATAGGGTTTCCACTAAGGATTGTAAAACCTCACTCAGTCCATAAGGACGGGTGGGGTCTCCCTTTTTTTTATACCAATTTTTTTTGTTCCTATGCCAAAGAAATTTCTTCGCCGTTCTTTCGTTCCTTATAAAACATCTCAAAGTGTCTCAAAATTAAAAGTCAGACAAAAATCATTATTTTATAACTTCGTAAAAAATCGTCAACTTTATATAATGTCAAATTCTAAACGCTCCACTATCCAAAATACCCTCGTTGAGGAATTAACCCAATTCCATTTTAAACTCCGAACCAACTGGGTCAAAGACGCTGACGGTAATCTCCGCGGTAACGGTTACACTCAAATCAATGACAAGACCAATCCCTTACAGCGATGCGATAATACCGCATTCGGGAATTGCGTTGCGGAGAATACTGAAACTTTTAAAAAACTTAGCAAAATAGGTGCCAGATTAATTAACGGCGAAGTAAGGTCAAAGAGAGGCGACTGGGATATGCTGGACAACGCAAGAGGATGCCCTATATATCATTGCTGGGTGGAAGTCGGTGATAAAGTATATGACTATTCTCAGGGAAGCAAAACAGTTGCCGATAAAGACTTGTTCTATATGGTGAACCGAGTGAAACGCATTATTGATGTCACTCCTCAAGTAATGCGGGACCCAGAAGGCAATGTGTTCACCTTTTCTCCCGCTGAAACTGAAGAGCGCAGAACCCGATTTTATAACTCTATTCGCGCCAAAAAAGACGCACTATTAGCAGAAAGAGACGCAGCAATCGCAGCAGAAAAAAAGGCAATAAGCGCAGCGAAAAAGAAAGCAAAGAAAGGTAAGAAATAGGGTTTTAGATTATTATGGGGTTACCATTAAGGATTGTAAAACCTCACCCAGTCCATAAGGACGAGTGGGGTCTCCCCCCTTTGTTTAATTCTTTTTTTAAAAACCTAAGTATAAGTGTATTTTTGCTCAAATATGAGTTTATGACTTCCGTAACCGTATGGGAGTGTATGAGACATATCAGACCCCAAATTATAAAATTAACCCCAAATTAATCGGGTTCCTAAGAGAAATAAAAATTCTCGGAAAATTCTTGAGACTTTTTGAGACGATTTGAGACGCAATTTTAAAAAGATGAGTTAAAATCATTATTCCCCGTTTTCACTTAAACGCTATCCTTAAATCTTTCAAAACTTTTTAAAACCCAAAACCAAAATGAATACCGAACCCGTTATTACTTTTGTTTGCGATATGTGCCAAAAAATAGAAAATTATGATGACCGTTTTTGTTATAACTTTCAAGACTTTTGTATTGAATGTTATGAAGTAGTAGAAGAAGTAGTAGAAGAAGCAGTAGAAGAAGAACAAGAGATGGATAGACTTTATGGCGATAATCCTTGTTATCAGCATTATAAAGCAGGGCAATATGATTGCCCTAACTGCTTTGTTGAGCAACCTAAGGTAACAGTATTAAATTGTCTAACCTTTATTATTGACAGGATTGTGGACGAAGAGACTAACGCCATCAAGCAAAATGAATGCCCCGTCTGTATGGAACAGATGATAGACCCAGAACTCGCTCCAGAAGGATATCATATTTTTAATCTCAAGAACAAAAAAGAAGGCAGTTACTGCGCTCATCGGCATTGTCAGGAATGCTATTTCGCATTACTTAACTTAGACAACAAATGCTCCATCTGTCGCCAACTATTGATGGAAGAAGAAGAAGAAATGCCCGCCCTTTGTGATGACGACGATGAAGGATGTGACGACTGTGGAAGAGGCAACTCTCATATCTTCGGACCTGCGGATGAAATACAAGGCAGATTTTGCGATGACTGCTATAATTCCAGAGTTGACTATAATGACCAACAAGCATCAATTGATGAGGTGGGACAAGATGGACCCTGTAATTTTTGTAATGCGATTGACGGAGAGTGGCGCGCAAATGTTGACTGGTGTTTATGTGACAATTGTTATGATACTTTAGATATTGTAGAGTAGATATAGATTAGATTAATTAAGGTTTCCATTAAGGATTGTAAAACCCAACTCAGTTCCATAAGGGACGAGTAGGGTTCCCTTTTTTAAAAAACCTAAGTATAAGTGTATTTTTGCGCAAATATGAGTTTATGACTTCCGTAAGCGTATCACTTCGTATTTAACCGTATCAGACATATTCCGTAACCGTATTAGACAGTTTGAGACAATTTTTTAGTGAATGCGATTTCCGCACCAAGTCAAAAAAAATTGAAATACTTTTTTCGGATAAGGTGAGAGGCATTAACCCCAATTAAATCGTTCTAAAACCCCAAAATAATCTTAAAAGTTCCTAACAGACCAAGAATTTTCTTAGAATTTTCCGAAAACACTCCAAATTTTCTGAATTTTTAAAAGTATTCTAAAAATCATTATTCCCCAAATCGTCAACTTTATAATGTCTATCAAATCTAATAAATTAACAATCTGCGAGGGTAAGACCCGCAAAAATAAAAAAATAACCCTCATTATTGAGGAGGATACTATTGAATGGTGTTTTCCCGAACCATTATGGGAACATATCAAAGACTTCGTCGGCATCTTTGATAAAGTCAACCGTATTGACAAACCATTCCTTAGAAACATCAGTCTCGCTATTGAATATGAAACCGCCAGTCGTTTTATTCAAAAATATCTTAACCATATGTCCTGGGACCCCGAACAAGCAAACTGGAGTAAAATACTTGTTGCGGGTGGACATTTAGTGGAAAATTATAACCTAAGTAACAAAAAACTAACAAAACAGATTTATAATAGGTGCCTCAAAGACCCCAGTTATTGCCGCCTTCAGGCCTGTAAGTGGAACCAAGAACTCCCTCCAAGAAGAAAAGGGGTCATATACCCTACGCGTTTTGCCTCATTTGACTTAGAAGATTTATGGGATGTCACTTTCTGTCATTACAATAAAGACAGTATATATGCCCCGCAATATGGTCCCATTATTACTAAGTCCCGGCAATCAGAACGAGAAAGATATATAAAGACTAATGAATTAATTAAAAGACAAGAAGCAGCAAAATCAGCAGCAGACAAATGGATGGGCGGAAGAATGCGGGTTTCAATCGCAGAAATGAAGACTATTATCCAGAAAGAGGAAGAAGAAAAAGCAGAAGAAGAGCAGAAGTTCTATTTATCAAGTGGATATATTACAAAGTCCTTCTATCACCGATATATCAAAGACGAGGTTTCTAAGGCAACTCAGAAAAAGTTTGAAGCGCTATTGATTAACGAAGAAGAGGATTTTATTGAATATGACCGGTGCGGTATTTCTAATCCTGACGATAGTGTGGTGGAGTTCAGTTCGCTCTGGTTCTTTGATATTAATCTGGATAGCGGATATATGCCTGTCTTCATAGCAGGCATCAATACGAGTTCGCGTCTTGCTCTGGAATTGTGTGGTATGGATAGAGACGATAGAGAAGACGAAGAATTAACCTTAGAGCAGATGTTAGAAAAAGCACCTAATGGCAATCAACAATCAAAAGAAGCAATCAAGAAAATTCTATTAAAGAAAAAAGGTAAGAAATAGGTTTTATAGTTTTATGGGGGTTTCCACTAAGGATTGTAAAACCCACTACATCATTATAAAATGAGTGGTGGGGTCTCCCCCTTTTGTCTAATGTTTTTTTTAAAAATACAAGTCCATACCCATTTTTGCGCAAATTTAGGTTTATCACTCCCGTAACCGTATCACTTCGTATTAGACAGTTTGAGACATATTCCGTAACCGTATTAGACAGTTTGAGACATATAAGACCCCAAAATAATTGAATTAACCCTGTTCCTAAGAGAAATAAAAATTCTCGGAAAATTTTTGAGACATTTTGAGACGCAGATTTTAAAAACTTATCCAAAAATCATTATTTCCGTTTTCTATAAAAACGCTGCCTTTAAAACTTTTAAAAACCCAAAACCGAAAAACCAAAATGAATACCGAAACCGTAACCGATACCACCAAAGTATATTATGTTGTGAAGTGGAGAAACATCTGCTTAGAATACGAATTCAAAAATAACGCTCAATACTTAGACGCAGTTGCTGTTGCTGAGAGCGTTATTGTGACTATGTTAAGAGACAAAGGAGTAACTATTCCTATCCTGAAAGTTCATCTTGCTAAAAAGTTTGATGCTTTAGCATTTTCGCTTGTTCCAACTGTTAGAGCAATGTGTCAAGTCGGTTTTCCTGGTGATAAGATGCCTGCTCTTAATCAGAAAGATTTGTTACCTATATGGGGCGACAAAATGGATGAGAATAATCAGGAATGGTTTTCCTATTACCATATGTTAAAAAAATTTAAATTTGTAGGTGACCATTGCGGAGAAGAACAGATTTTCTATGATGAACCAGCAGCCGCTCAAGAAGAAGTGACTTGCGCTATTTGCTTTGAAACTATTTGTTATTGCGATGTCCAATGTAAAAACTGCGAAAATTTTCTTGAAACAGATGGTCAATGTTATGACTGTGAGATAAAACCAACAATTGCTAAGAAGAAGCACCAGAAAATCGGATTGTGCGAAGTCTGCCTTACTGAAACTCACCGAAGATGCTCCTGTAAAGAAATATACTATTGCTCCACCGTTTGCTCCAAGAAAGACTGGAAAGCCCATAAGAAGACTTGTTGTTATGATGGTAGATAGATTAGTAGTAGATATATATATAAGATAGTATAAGATAGTATAAGATTAATTAACAAATATATTCTGTTTTAATTTCGTAATATAGTATTATAGCAATTTGTCTTATATCGTCTAATAACTAAAAAAGAAAAAACGAAGAAATTAACATTATTTTCAAAACTGTTTTCTAAGAGGAAAAAGGACCTCCGGTCTCCGATAAAAAGGAGGACCTTAAAATTGCTAAGAGGGAACTTTCTTATATTGATTATTTCGTTTCTTCGTTAGTATCTTATACAGTCTTATACGGTCTTATACCGTAACCGGAGGAGATGATTTTTCAAGAAACGCGCCCTTTTAAGATACCTCCCATCTCCCGGAGGACGGAGGTCCTTTTTCACTTAAGAAAACAGTTTTGAGAATACCCTCAATTTCTTCGTTTTTGCGCTTTTCGTTATTAGACGCTATTAGATATATTAAAAGCATTTAAACAAATAGTGCCATAGTAATACTATATGGAACAATTCAAATATATTTTAGAAAATCAAGCACTCTGGGCGCAACAGTATAATGAACAAGAGAAGACAAGAAAAGTGGAGCGAATTAAATTAAATAAGAGCAAAGAATGGTATGGTAATAGTAAGGAATATAGGAATGAATGGGGCAGACAAAATAAACGCAAAGTTAGGGAACCAAAAGGTTCCCCTAAGACCCCTCCTTAGTGCGAAGCAGTTTGCCTCCACCTTTTGAAAGGTGGAATTAAGGTGGACCTTTAGGACCGTTATGACCTTTGCGCTCCTCAATATAAAATGGTGCCTCTGCTAATGAAGAACCCATTGCGGTCATATCAGCAACTAATTCCTTCTTCTTTATAATACCGTCCCCATATTTTTCAGTTAGAAAAGAGTGACGCATCATATTCACCGACTTACCAGAGGTTGAACCAAATATCTTATTTAGTCTCTGATTGAGTTGCGGAGAAGACAATTGATTGCCATTGATGTCAAATAGGAGATACTCTGTCGGATTGATTTTAATCCACTTTGTCAAAATGGATTTTAGTTCCTTAGGTAATGGAACGCGTTGTTGTCCGAACTTTGCGGTCTTGAATGAATTGAATACCATTTCGTTCTTCTCAATAAAATTATCGGTTTCTTTTGAAATATTTTTGACCTTGAAATCTGTATAGTCTTTTGCTCTTCTGGGAGGAATGTATTGCGAGCCGAGTAACGCAAGGATGATGTATAACTGTATCTGTTGTAGGTTTGCGTTACTGAAGTCTTTTGATTTGTATATCGCATCTGCTTCTCTTTTGAGACCCTTTAAGACATTAGTTATTTCATCTTGACTGACCCAATTCTCTTCTGTTGTTTCTGACATCTCTTGTTTGCCAACTTCCTTCTTGATTGCTTTCGCATCCATCAGCATCTGTTTTCTGTAATTGTCGTTGTCAAATAGCACCACTAATGCGGATAGAACTGGTTTGCGACCAACCTCTGACTTGTTTGCCAATAGGAAGTCTAATACTGTCTTATCTTTGTTCAATTTTGTAATTGTAGTGTGTGTCAGACTGTCCGTAGGATACATTGACTTGAATAACGACCCGATAGTGGACGCGTAGGTTTTTAATGAACCCTCTGATAAATCAGGACGGATTGCCTTGAATAATGCCTTAATGTCTGCCATATATATATTGTTAGAGATTAAATTTAGATTATTTGAACTCATCGTCTTATAAGATAGTATAAGATGATGTCTTTAAGTTGTTTTAAACAAATGATGGAACAGATAGAAGTTTTGCTAAATCTGCCTTGAGTTCCTTCTTGCTCTTTCCTTTAGGGGCCTTAGGGGCCTTAGGGAGACCCTTCTTTAGCATTGCTTTGTAAGAAAGGGGTGCTTTTGCTTTTGCGGGTGCCTTAGTGGCAGCGTAACCGGCCTTACAGGCAGGGGTGCTCAATGCGCATCCATAAGATAGATTGTTGTCAGCGGCGAATTTTTTCACAAAGTCAGTCCAAGCGGTCATAGTTGCTATATATATTGCTAAAGATTAAAAAGTTAGAAGTTAGTGGCAATTTTCGGTTTTTTAAAGAATTGTTTTAAAACGAATTCATTATGGTTTTCCAGATTTTTGTCTTTCAAATCCTGAAACATATCCAGAAATGTCTCCACATCCGTATACAAATCCTTACTGCGATTACCTGCTGAATTAATCCAGTGTAAAAATGCGCAACAAGCCCATCCGCAATAATTATCATATAACCCCTGTATATCTTTGCCAGAACTTGCTAAACCTTTGCCACAGAATTTCTTCACTGCCTCTGGCGGGCCGACCCCATATGGGTCCATAAAAATACCCTCCACTTTCCCATTAGGGTATTCATTCATCTGAAAGCAGACCCAGTGAGTGCCTCCATTTCGCTCACCAGTTTCCGCGTCAAATTCGTCTTCTAAATTGATGATGTATCCCTTGTTGTATACTAAAGGTTCCTCGCTTAATTCATCTTTGAAACACACTCTTTCTAAAGGAAAGTTCATTCGTTTTGCTAAATCAAATAAATCACTATCGGTTAACATTTATATAAGGACAGATAATCTTCATTACAAATAAACGAATATTGTCTTATACTGTCTTATACTTACCAAAGCAATTCTTTCGCATAATAGGAAGCAGACCCTAAATATTCGTCACCGAGTTTTTCTGGTTCTTTGCGATGTCTTATATGGTATAGTCGTCTTCGCTCCTCAGCATACCCCTTAGGAACTTCACCTTTCTTTTCCATTTCTAAATAGGAAGGAAAATCTTTGTATTTAGGGTCTCCTATGTAGGTAATAAAAATACCGTTCCAATCGTAGACCTCAATTTTCTTTTTAGGGTTGTCTGATGGAAATATCTTGACACCCAACTTTTTTGCCCTTTTATAAGTAAGAGGTTTAATATCATATACCATAATGTATAATGATATTAAAAAACGGAAACTATAACGAGTTTTTCCACCTTTAATGAGGCAAAAGGGGGTCATAGGGGGACGAAGTCCCCTATTCTTTTTGCTCGGTTGTCGGAGTAGGAGGGCGCGTTAATTCAAAGGCGTCTTCCTTGACTTCTGCGTCAATATCCCTTAATATTCTGATACGACCTCCACACACTGAACATTCCTTACATTTTGATTTGTAACAAAGAGATGCCAATTTAATTACCATTGCTGATGCCGTTGCTATGAATGCGACCCAAAAAGTTTCTGATAGCATATATATACTGCTGAGATTTTAAATCAAGTTAGTTCTTGTTAATGTCATTACCATACTAAAATTACAAGTAAAAGCACTATCCCCAGCAACCCAAAGGTTCAGTTTTAATGGTAGATTACCGCTGCCACTCGCAGTTAATGGAGAAAAATCTATTATATCGCTCCAATTAAAGTTTTGAAATGGTTGTTGAGATGAATTAGTAAATGTAGAAGCGGTTTGATATACAGCATACGGAGTATTTAAATTATAAACATTAGGTAAATAGGGTGTTGATGACTGGTCTTCAAACTCAATATACATCGCAATACCTTTATCACCCAGATTAGAATTTAGGTAGCAGTTCAAAGCAAAATCAATTTTCCAGTATGAAGAAGTGTATGAAGCGGAACTGTCAGTAAATAATTGCGAAGGGACAGCAGCATTTGTTATATAAACTTTTTCCCACACTTGACCGCCAAAATTGTAAATAAAATTATCTGCTCGTTCTCTTGTAAAGCACATAGGCATAGCATACCCAAAATTATTAACATTATAAGAGTTAAAATTAGCAAAATTAGCAACAGAACTGAGTTGTAAAACACCGTCAGCAGTAATATTTAAATCTTGACTTCCACTATTTGAAATAGTAGTTGAAGTTGAAGAATTCAAAAATTGTAAAGATTGTAGAGTTAGGTTTGCTTGTTCGCCACTCGCAGTATCTTCAATTGTCATAGAAGTATTATTTATTGTATTAATAATACCTGCCCCATTATCTAACAAAAGAGGTGCGTTGATTTTAACTTTTCCAGTCCCAGCGGTCTTAATATCAAGGTCGGCATTAGTAGCACTGGTGTATTCAATACCAAATAAGGTTGCTGGGTCGCCACCCATTTTGACAATACTATTTGTCGGCATCGTTGCGGTATCTTGAACCCCAATTGCGTTTTGAAAATTACAAGTTGTAGGGTCTGTAGGTTGAGTTAATGCGTTCAGCGCGTAACCTAAATTACTTAAAAATGTTAAGGGTGTGGTCTGTAATGTTACACCACTTCCTGTTTCTAATTGAGTAGGGGTCATTGACATTGTATTTCCTAAATCATCTTGTATAATTACTGTAGGGATTGCTAAACTCATATATATACATCCAACATTTTAATTTTTTCCTTATGTTGAATAAAATGTAATAATAGCACCTCCAAAATAAGTTGTCTGAAATGCGTAAGGATTTGCCCCACCACTTGTTGATATTTGTTGTCCGCATCCTAATAAGGCAGATGCGTTGTATCCAGTATATTTAATTGCTCCAACAGTAGGAGGATTATTTGCTTGACCGTTTCCTCCAGCAGTTCCAGTATAAGTAAACCAACTTGAATACCCGGGTTGATAAATAGAAGGAGCAGTTGTTGTTGCTATACCACCCGGTCCACCACCAGATGGAGATGCTCCTCCACCATTAGAACCACTTGCGACATCAATTATTCCTATTCCTCCAACAGTAAGAGTGATAACCCCCAAACTTTTTGATATAGTTATAGACAATCCCTTACAGAATATCCGTCCAGAGGCGGCACAAGCACCTCCACCAGCGCCACCCGTATAATAACCACCGGCTGCTCGGTCACCACCTTGCCCAGCAGCCCCACCTTCACCAGCAAGGAATATATCCGCATATTGCGCATTTGCGGGAACAGTCACAGTAACTGGAGAAGGAAAAGCAAGACCCGTTGCCGCGTTATATCCTCCAACTTGAACTAATTGAACTGTAGTAGTAGGGGTAGATGGAACGGCCAGAGCAATAGCACTTTGAACCCAAGCAGTGGTAGGAACTATTGTTGAACTATTACTTGCTGCGGGTTGAGGTGTTCCACTTGTTATTCCCGTATTTGATATTGTTAAAGTGTTCAATGCGGTTGCTCCGTTATAGTTGTAAAATATATGTGATGATGACCCAACCGCATTTGTATCAGGACAATCATATACAATACTATTTAAATTACCATACAATCTTCCACTGTATGTAAGAGTTGATACATTGTCGGTTGCGTAGAAGTTGTAATAGGAACTAAAAATTTGTCTATTTGCGATTGCTAAAGTATTATTCATAAAAAGGTTGCTATTCATTAGAATAGACGATGTTGAAATAGATAAAGGAGTTAATTGAGTTCCAACACCGTCCTTACATAATGCTTTAATAGTTCCACCATTTCCAGCACTAACAATATCCACACCACCCGCTTTATGGGTAATCTCTCCGCTAATAACTCCATTTGTATAATCTTGTATTGAAAATACCGCAGCGGAGACGCGCCTATTTGAGACTATAGCATCATTCATATTTAAAATACCACCCATATTAACGGTTGAACCACTAACAACTTTTAAATCCATAGATGTCTGAGTTCCATCACCTAAAATAATACGATTACTCGCTCCAGATTGAATACCATTTCCAATAACGATATTGTTACTTAATGAACCAGATGCTTCTCCAGCCATCGCCCCATACCCTAAACAAATGTTAGAATTTCCCGTTGTATTATTATTACAATTCGTAGCACCAATACAAGTGTTTCCAGCACCGCTTGTTAAATATTGACCCGCTCTTTCTCCGTATAAAGTATTAAATGCTGCCGTAGCATTCATACCTTGACTTGCTGCGAAATAACCACATACTGTATTACCGCCACCGCAAAGAGCAGACATACCCGCACCAACGCCGACAAATACATTCTGGGTTCCTTGTCCCACTGCTAATGGTAAGAACCCATTACCGAGTGAGGTATTTTGATTTCCATTAGAAATAACTAAAGCGCTGTCAAATTGAACAACTCCACCGAAAGAGGTTGTAGTAGCAGTAGAGGTTGCGACACCGGTTCTTTTTAAATATAGCGCTGCCGCTTGAGCAGCGGTAATACCTGCTGTAGATGCTGGATTATTAAAAACTGAACTGTCAAAGATAGGAAGATTTTCAGTAGGAGGTTCATATTCTGCCATTTATATTACATAAGAAATTAAATAAAAATAATCTCCTTATATGTATAATGCCTCCTAAAGAACAGAAAACAAAAGTGATAAATTTTTATGAGAAGATGCCTAAAGATATGTTAGATAATGCCGACAATCCCAATTTTGATATTCATCATATCAAGTTACCATTTAGGATGGTGATAGTGGCTCCAAGTGGTTCCGGAAAGACTAATTTCTTAGCAAATCTCCTATATGTTTTTAGTTCTGGTAAGAAGGGGACCTTCGCAGACATTACTATTTTGACAAAAAATTCTGATGAGCCAATTTATAATTTCCTGACCAAAGAGACGGATGGCGCAATTTCAGTCAAAGAAGGTTTAGAACATTTGCCCAATTTAGACAAAATGGATAAGAAGCAGAACCATTTAGTAGTCTTTGATGACTTACAGTTGTTGAAGAACCAAGACCCCATTATGAACTATTATATCCGAGCAAGAAAGAAGAATTGTTCTGTTATTTATTTAGCGCAAAACTATTATCAAATTCCTAAAATTATCCGATGTAACTGTTCCTATTTAGCGATATTAAAACTGAGTGGAGCGCGCGATGCGAGAATGATTTTAGCGGAACTGGGATTAGGATTAGAGAAGGAGCAGATGATTAAGATGTATGAATATGCGACTGATGTCAAATTTAGTCCATTTCTAATTGATATGGAGGAAACAGAGGATATGACAAAGAAGTTTAGGAAGGGTCTGGATGAGTGGCTCAATCCCGCTGAATTCGTTTAACTTTGTTTTAAAAAAGATAAATCTATTATAACAATGGATAGAACAAAGAAATCAGACCTTGAACTCGGAGATAAGGGAGAAAAGGAAGTAATGCCAATTTTAGCAAAACATTTCGGCGAGGAATTAATTAAGACATCGGATGTCTATTGTCCATATGATTTTGAGGCAGTTACTTCCAAGACGAGATATGAACTGAAGACGCGCAGATGTAATTACAATACTTATAATACAACAATCATTCCTGTTAATAAAGTTCAAGGAACAGACCCTATTTGTTTTGTATTTCATTTTCAAGATGGACTATACTATGTATACTATAACATTCATCTGTTTAGCACTTTTAAAACAAAGCAAGTGAGAACGCAAAGGGATGGAGTATGGGGGCAGTCAAAAGCGCATTACGAAATCCCAATAGACCAACTTGTTAGAATACTTATATAGTCTTATAGCGTCTAATAACGAAAAAAGAAAAAACGAAGAAATTGAGGGTATTCTCAAAACTGTTTTCTTAGGGAGAAAATCATCTCCCGTCTCCGGAAGAACGGAGGTATCTTGAAGGGACGCCGTATCTTGAAAAGTCGTCTCCTCCGGTCCTTCACTATAAGACCGTATAAGATACTAACGAAGAAACGAAAAACCCAATATAACAAAATTCCCCCTTAGAAAATTAAAGGTTCTCCTTTTTAACGGAGACCGGAGGTCCTTTTTCCTCTTAGAAAAGAGTTTTGAAAACAAGGTCAATTTCTTCGTTTTTTCAATGTCTTATACGGTCTTATAAGTATTCGTTAAATTGAATTGAATATTTTCTTGTTATATATAAATGCCGTTTACTATGTCAGATTTCAAAAACCGAGAAGTTTTAGAGAAAATACAAGTCATCATTTTGTCGTCTATGGGCAAATATCCTCTGGGTTGCTTTAGGAACTTGACTTCAGGAGAGAGGAAGAAGTTCAATGTAGCATTAAATGAATATATCCGTTTATTACCTGAAGAGTGGGAATTGAAACTTCAGTCAGATTTTAACACCACTTGTTCGGATGATATTTTTAATGAGCGCTTTAAGGCGGAGAACCATATGTTCGGTTGCCAAATTGATACGGACATCAAAGAAATTCGTTAGGGAACCAAGGTTCCCCTAAGACCCCTCCTTTTGATTTAAGGGAGGTTTTCTTACTTCGTTGTAGGAACCGTAGGTTCCAATATGAATTAACAATAGTTTAGGCGATTATATATAAATTTATTATATTTTGATATATATATAATATGAACCCTCAATCTGCTGGAAGAAAACCTAATCAAGCGAATGTTTACAGAGAGCAGTATGTTGCGTCTCTAATGTTAGACATTTCAAATATTAATAAGAATTTAAATGCCAATAGAGGTATGACATCAAAAGGTTCCAGTGGTGCGCCTCCGGTAGATGGTCGCACTATAACTGAAAAATATGCTGATACTGATAGTTTGAAGGTGATGCTAAGAGGTCAATTGAGAGACATTACTGACGGACAACAAGCACAGGATATAGTGTATGAATTAACGACAGCGGAACTGGAGTTCTTAGCGGGACATATAACATTTGTTATTGCTGACTTGAAACCCAAGTGGAAACTGGGTATTCCTGCGGAAGCGTTTGTTCCTTATCTAAGAAAACTGATGAGGAAGAATATTGAGACTGAAGGTGTAGAGTATGGTCTCCAAGAAGGAGGAGGAGGAGGTCCTGGTGGACCGGGCGGTGGATTACCTCCTCCAACTATTAATAATATACCTCCGGTGGGAGTATGGCAACAGTTTGCGGATGAAATTTTAGCGGTTCCAGATTTAGGAGATTTAGAAAGTGTAGATGATGACGGTTATAGTATTGCGTCTTCTTTAGCGCCGAGCGAAGCGTCATCGCAATATTCTCAGATGCCAATTGATTTCGGGTTACAATTCGGTGGACCTCCTGGCTCGCGAAATCCTCCTCCTCGTAATATGGGTCCTCGTCCTGTAGGACTGGTATCAGACGCGACAATAAGAATGAGAGATATGATACATCGCGATATGTTGAGAATTATTGATAATTATCCATCAGCAGAAGATGCGGCGATAATACAACTTTGTCCCGACCCTTATCTTCAAGAGGCATATCAGACAGCGGTTGCTGAATTTGCGGATACACTTCCTAACTTACAACAAATGGAGAGTTACAGAGAAGATTTAGAGACTGCTATTCTTTTCCGTAATGAAAGAGAAGGAAGAGAGATTATTAAAGAGTGGAGTGCTATTGTTTCTCAAGTTGATTACAATAGAATGATAGATGCCAAAGAGTTTGTAGCAGAGGCTCAAAGAGTGACAGCGGAAGCAGAGGGTGCTCCTCCAGAATTTGACCCATCAGATGTTTTAAATATGGATGACTTAGACAAATATTTTGCTCAATTACAAACTGCTCCTCGTTCAGTCGCATCTTTTTTAGATGAGGATGAGGAACAACAAAGTCTGGCACCTCCCACTGTTTTAGGAAGTATAGAAGAAGATATTTCGGTAATGACAGAGGTGCCACCTGCTCCTGAGGGTTCTATCCCAGTTATTTCATATATGGAATTTAGAAGATTACCAACAGACGCAATAAAAAGACAGTATTTAACGGTATTTATAGAGATTTTACCTAATGGAATATTAACACAACTGGCAAATTCTTTAAGTGATATGGACGCAGAAACAATAGATGTAGTATTTCCAAATGATGAATTAGCAGAAGGAGGTAATATAGATGATGTAGAAGAAGCATATGGATTGATATTAGAAAGTCCAATAATAGGAGCAAGAGTAGGTGAAGTAATTATAGATGAACCGGATGAGATAGCAGCGTTACCTCAAGGAATGGTGGACGCGGTTTCACCAGAAAAGTTGCCTCCTCTGGACCCATTAATGTCAAGAGAAGAATTTGCTCAAAGAAGTGCTGAAAAGGGGGGTAATCCAGAAATAACCCCTCAAGGTGTAGCAGATTTAGAATTAACTCCCCAACCAAATTTCGGAGGTAACGGTATATCTGGATGCGGAAAATGTCGGGGCAGAGGGATGAGTTGTTGCGATAGATGCTCTAAGAAAATGAAGGCGGGAAAATGTCCAGTAGGAAAGCGCAATATAATTATAGGGCGAGGATTAATGCCCGCAAGAGTAACATCAAAAGTAGTGCCTTCTAATATAGATTTGTCTTTAGGTGTCAAGGCAGAACCCGCCTATGTTTCATTCGGAAAGCATTTGATTAACAAGCATCGGTTACTGAAGGATGATGTATTAATGCTAAGAACAATGAAAGGCGGAGCAATTACAGCAGTTCCAACTCAGAGAATATCGCGAGGACTTTCTAAGGTTCTGAAGACCATAATAGGTGGTGGTGCGCCAGACTTTGATAGTTTGAGTGTATTGTCAGATAATGATAAAGAGGTGTTATATAATATTTCAAAAACATCGCGAATATCGCATTCAGTGCCAAATCCGAATAAAACTGTTCAGGAACAAGAGGATACAAGATTTGAACTTCTAAAAGGTCAAATTGCTTCAGGACAAGATAACAAAGATGCGGTCAAAGAATTCAAATTGTTACTGATAAAGATGATGAACCAGAAGCGAATTCCTAAGGGTCAAGGTATTGACATTTTGACTGAAATGGCGGCGATGGGTCTATAAGACGCTATTAGACCCCTATTTTAGGAATAATCTGAGATTTTTATATTATGGTATATATATATGTATTTCCCCACTATAATAGACCCTAAGGATTTCAAAGTCCAGACTGCTTCTGCTGGAAATCAACCCCCTTTTTATTTCGGGGCATCAAATGTTCCGCTGACTTTAGGAAAAAGTCGTCCATCAAGAAGTCAAATAAGATTAAGAAAATTAGTTAAAAGGCGATAAATAAAAATGTTGTAGTAATATATATGCCGTCCACTATAACTTTAACCTCAGCAAATATTGCTCCAGATGGATTAAATAGTTCATTAGTGTATAATTTTCCGAATTCAGTTAGGTTTGCTGACCACTCAATTGCTGTCGCTAAAATATCAATGTATTACTCCTGGACAAATATTAACGCAACCCCTTTAGGTAACAACATTTTTCAGTATCAACTTGTAGTGGGCGCTTTACCTGCTCAACCAGTAGTAACGGTTACGATACCAGATGGGATATATGAAGTGTCTCAATTGAATGAGTTCTTACAGTTTACATTTATAAATGCTGGTTTTTACTTAATTAACGCTTCAGGACAGAATGTTTACTATGCCGAGTTTATAGTCAACCCCACACTTTACGCGATACAAATCAATACATATCCAGTGCCGACTGCCTTACCAGTAGGATTTACTCAACCTGCTAATTGGGTAGGTTATCCAGCAGTTACTTACAATCCATCTATAGTTTTGCCTGCGAATATCAATAAGTTTCTGGGATTTGCTGTTAATTTTACAACACCGATAAATAGTGGTGTAGGAACAGTTTTATCATTTACTTCATCAACTGCCCCGCAAGTTCAACCTAATCCGACGCTGTATTTATCGGCATCAAATATTCAAAACATCTATGCTTCGCCTTCATCAATCATCTATTCAGTGACGCCGACGGTAGCGGTAGGAGAGCAAATAGTGGATGCTCCTAATGAATATGTGTTTTCAAAACTATTAGAAGGAACTTATAGTGATATACGGTTACGATTTCTGGGAACAGATTTAAATCAAATTGCTCTGTTAGACCCCACTATGACTATTACCTTGCTGATTAGAGACAACAAATTAGAGGGTTTTAGCGGTGATTTGGGTCAGAAGCAATATTCTCTTAAATAGGGGGTCTTATAGGAACTTATATCATCTTATAATATATTCGTTAAATTCTGTTAACAAATATATTGAGCAAATATATATGAGTGACATTAACGAGCAATTTTTGAACGAACTGTTTGATAAGTTTAGCAAAGAGCAGATGCGTCTATTGACGGATATGAAGCAAGGAAATACGGATGAGAAGGATAAGGATATTCAGAAGCAGATGTCTTTCTTGAATACTTTAGCAACAACTGTCCTTAGATATAGAAATCATAAAAAGGCGATGATTTTGAAATTAAATTCTTAGGGTATATATATGGTGAATTTTAATCCGAGAACAATGAAAGGGCGAATAGTTCTAAGAAAACAGAATAGTGTAGGAGGGTCTATCCTGTTACAGAAAGGCGGGCCAGGAGTAGGGTCATCGTATGACAGTGTAGAAGAATACAAACGAATTACCGGAACCGGAGTTTTAGGAAATAAATTGCGCTCGTTAATTGTCAAACCGGTTGGCGCACCGATGAAAAAGAATATCAAATTTGAAATCTAATAATATTTAGGAGATTTGGAATTTAATTAGTTTGGAATTCTTTTTTTTTTATCTTGGGATATATATATAATGTCCTTTGATAGTTTAGTTTACGATATGTCACAGGTCTCTGATATTCAGCCCTCAGTGTTCGTCAAGAAAGACTGGTTGAATATTCTTGATAATCAGTCTCAGAATTATTCTGGTAATCAGTGTGTAATTGATACAAGTCAATTGGCAAACAGTAACAAATATATGAATTATCGGGAGAGTTATCTTTCAATTCCACTTTTGATTACTCTTAATCAGACCGCTGTCGGTGTTGGTATTGTTCCCACTGCTGCTGCCACCAGTTGCGACTATGTTTTAGCACTAAAAAATTGGAGCGGTTCTTTGGTTCACTCCTTAACTTTAGATTATAACGGGGTAACCGTAGTTCAGCAAACTGGTTTTCAAGGCATCTATAACACCTTCAAACTTTACTGCTCAATGTCAATGAGTGATGTATTAGCAGAAGGTGCTTCTATTGGGTTTTATCCTGATGACCCTTTGGCATTTCAGTTAAGTCAGGCCGCGACTATTGATGGTATTGGTATTTCTAATAACAGAAACGCTGCCGTTGCTTCTGGTCCTGTAGTGACTGGTGCTTTGAATTCGTATACTGCTTCTAATGAAGGTATTGCTCAGAGACAAATGTGGATTAACTATGATAATGCTGCGCTCACTGGTGTTGGAGGTGGTGCTTTTTCTTTGCTCAATTCTCAAGCAAATATTAATGCTCTTTTCAAGTCAAGTGTTCTTACGAAGGTGGATGGTGCTGCTGGTGCTATCGGAGTGTTTCAGCAACAAGCGATGGTTCAAATCAAATTGAAACATCTTCATTCTTTCTTTGACAATGTTCCATTACTTAAGGGTGTATTTATGAGATTGACTTTGAATTTGAATAACACTTCATTCTCTTTTTCTTCTGCTGGTGTAGGAGGTGTTATTACACTTAACTCAGTGTCCACTGCTTACGGTGGTATCAATCCTCTAATGCTTTGTTCTGCTGGGGTTGGTTCTGGTTCCGTTGCTTCTCTTGGTGCGGCCACTTACATTGCTTCAGTTGCTGTTGGTCAGCGAGCATTAGCATCTGGTGTTTCTGGTGTTGCTGGTGTTGCTCAAGGTGTCTTGGCATCCTCTGTTACATTGAATGTTCCCGCGTATACTTTTAACCCCACTTTTGAGGCGTCTTACCTTTCGCAACCAGTGAAGAAAGTGGATTACACTGATATTTACCAGTATTTGATTTCAAATATTAGTGGTGGTAATGGACAAATTAACAACTTGGTGTCTAACGGTATTGCTGGTATTCAATCCGTATTGGTGGTGCCATTCTTTAGCACAGTTGGTGCTCAAGCCGGTAACTTGGGTATTTCGGTGCCTCAGTATCAATCTCCTTTTGACACTGCGGGGACTGGAACAACTGCGCCACTTGCTTTGCTCACTAACTTCAATGTAGTGATTGCTGGGCAAAATATGATTTACAATACTCAGAGATACGCTTACGAGCAATTTATGAACCAGTTATACGGTTACGGGGCAATAAATGGTGGACAAACGGATGGACTTGCTTCTGGTCTCATTAACAGTTTACAATTTGAAACATCTCAGTGCTTTTACTATGTTAGTTGCGACCGAATGCTTCCAGTGGAAGAAAGCATTCCTAAGTCAGTGTCTATTATCGGACAGAACTCGTCTCAATATGCTTTGGACCTGTTCGTTTTTGTAGAATACAAATGTTCAATTTCTATAGACTGCCTCACAGGTGCGAGAGTGTAATTTAATTTCTGAGACCATATTAGCAGTAAGAATTCTAACAGCAATAACAACTTTTTTCCTATTAAAAAAACCTAAGAATTCCGCATTACAAGATTAATATTTTTTGTAATGCGGTGTGGCGCAGAGGAAGCGCGCTGGGCCCATAACCCAGAGGTCGCCTGACCGAAACAGGCCATCGCTAAAAGATATATATTATCAAGTAATACATATCTTATAGGGTCTTATATCATCTAATACAATTATTTAAAGAAACATTTAGGAATAATTGTCGTTATCTTTTATTTATTATCTTTTGATATATATATAAAATGGAAATGAAGCGCGTCAGTATAAAGCGTCCCAGCGACAGAATAATCTCCCGAATGCGAAATGGCCACGCGGTGCGAATGATGAAAGGCGAAGGTTTAGATATAATGATGAAACCCGCTAAAATAGTGAAAATGGCGAAGAAATTTATGACTGGAAAGGGTATTCAGATTTCATTAGACCCTGAAGAAGTAGATGCTAACAGAGGGGTTGAAGGGTGCGGTATTTTTGGAAAGAAGGCCGATAAATGGATGGAGAAAAAAGGTATTAAGAAGGCGGCATATGCGGTGGGTTCTGTAGCGAAACCGTTTGTTCAAGAGGGTATTAAGGCGGCAGAAGCAATGGCGATGGCCTATGGAGTGCCTCCTTCTATTGCGTCAAAAATTGGTGACACTGCTGGACAATATATTGATGACCCTAAGTCGCTTCAAGGTAAGAAAGGTTTAAGAGAATTGAAGAAGCGAGGTATTGAATTAGGACAAGAAGTTGCTGATATGGGAACTGCTCAGATGGGTATGGATAAAATAGATGTAGGTGATATTGTTAAGAAAGCAACTGCTAAGAAAGACCCTTCTGCTCCTAAGACAGATTATAAAGCAATGGTTGCGACATCACTTGCTGAGCGACTTGCTGCCAGATTTGCTGAACCATCTGGACAAGGGTTATATGCTGGTAGAAGTATTGGTTTAGGATTAGGACAAGGAATATTTAAAAGAGCAACACATACATTAAAAGAGCGTTCTGTCTCGGGCAGAAATGCTTTGATTGGCGGAGAAATTTCACCCGCGCTTCGCTCGCAACCATATGCCTCTAATTATCAATTTAGAGCAACCCTTGGTCCATATTTAAATCGTTAAAAATTTTTATTAATTTCTATGATAATATATATGACTGAAATAGATTTGCCATCATTTAGCGACTATACATTAAATTTACCCGCTTGGTTCTGGGTAAGAACAAGTGATTACGGTAATAGTGGTAGAAAAATATGGTTTCGTTTAGCAAGTCCGATGTCCACTGCCAGAAATTTGGCAACAAGAAAAAAGGATTTGTCAGTAGATTTAGAAAGAAGTGGTGTAGCAGAGGCAACATTGGTTGAAAATAAAGGAAGCGATGAGAAACCTATTTTTGAAAGGTTTAGCAAATCTGACCAGAAACGGATTGTTAAATACTTAAAGGCAAACGGTGATGATACCTTTACGAATTATCCAGTGCTTCAAAGAGGTCGCCCCGAAAAACTAAAGAAAAATATTTTATTTAACCGTTCGTTTTCAGGATATGACGATGACTTTCTAAAGAAGGTGAATGAAACAAAGAGGGGCAAATATATTTCAAAAGAAGGAGTATCAAGTTTACCTGATGTTCCAGATGATGAGAATGAAGACTTATTGAGTGAGGTAACATCGTTATTGTCTGGAGATAGTAAGAGTGCTAAGTCAGTAATAAGAGGAGCGCCAGATATAGCAACACCGGATACAGCATATATGATTTCAAGATTGCCTGAGAATATGAAAAAAAGTAAGAAGGCAAAGTCTGTTAGAGCGCCATCAGTAGAAGAAGCAATGCGTATTATAATGCCGAAAAACCCGAATGACCCTTGGGGAGAATTAGAAGGAGAAACTTTTCCAGAACCTATTACTTCAATGAATGACCCGAGAATAACATATGGTAATGCTCCTAAGGTCTCAGCAAGTGATAACGCTGCGAATTTTGACATAACAGAATACTATAGGGATGGTAAGATAAAGTCTGCTCGTAATAGGGTAACCGGTGAGGTGAGAACATTCAAAAACTAATATGGCATCAGAAAAAACGAAGAAATAGATGTCAATTTGAGAACAGTTTTGCTGGGTCGGAAAGCATCTCCGGTCTGCGGAAATCTTGAAGGGACGCGGTATCTTGAAGGGACGCCCGAACGCCCGAACGGAAAACGAATAAACGAAGAAGTAGATAATTAAAAGTTCAAGTATAGATTTTGGGTCTTCTCCTAATGGTAGGAGACGGGAGATGGGTTTGGCGCTAAAAAAAGAGTTCTGAAAATAGGTGTCATTTCTTCGTTTCTGCGGTCTTATAGCGTCTTATAGCGTCTTATGGGTATGGTATTAATCTAACATTAAGACCCCTCCTTAACTTTAGATAACCACACCATAATGCTGTCATAATCTAAAGTTAAGCAATACG